GCATTACTTCCAGGCAATCGCCAATTCGTAAGTCGATCTTTTCGCGCATGTGCAAATAGCCCGCACGCGGCGGGCTTCGGTAGTGTGTGTTCGGTTACATGTGGAGCGGGCGGACGGTCGTTTCAACCTTCCTCGCAAGCACGCGGTATCGCGTCGCGTCCCAATCGTGGTCTTCGGCGCTCGTGTCTACATCGTCCGGCTTCTTCGGGTCTCGAGGAAGGATCGGAATACGGCTAATCCAGCCGCGGCAATTCTCGAAAACATAGAACGCCGGATCTTCCGGCAGACCTGATTCGCTATCCTTGCCGCGCAGTGCCGCCTCGAGCATGTCGCAGAACAGCGACGCGCCATTGATGCGGCTGCCGGGTCGCTTGTCCGACTCTTTCCACGACACCCCCTGCTTTTTCATCTTCTCTGCGATCGATAGCTCGTTGTCGCCAGTGTTAAAGATCGACGAGTCAGCCGGACCCGGATTCACTCTTAAGCAGATCGACGGAATGACGTTGATCTGCCCACTCTCGAGACTCTGCGGAATATCGAGCTCCTTGCCGGCGATATGCGCGTCGATCCACTTGACGCCCTTCGCGACGTCGGTGGACGACATATTTAGCCCGGTATTCAGCTCGCCGGGCGGGCAGCCATACCATTCTCCGATCAGGAACACGGTTCCAGCCGGGAACTTCAGGTACTTACCGTTCGCGCTCACAGGCGAGCCATCCGATTCGGCCCACCAGAGGTTAGAGAACGGCTTGGACTCGCCCCAGTCGTGCGTGCGGTCGACGCGCCACGAATCAGGTATGCGGAACGGCTTGACCACATGCACCGCCTCTCGCCAAAGATGGTCGAATCGGCCGCCGCTTGTCACGTCCCATGAACCCTCAACCCATGCCTTGCGCTTGTTCGGATCGCGGATATTCATCAGCGTCGCGACGTAGATCGGATCGAGATACGGATTTTCTTTGTAGCTGCCGTGAATTGCGACCCGAGTCAGCGTAATGTCTTCGTCTTGCTTCGTCTGCGGGTTGAACACGGTCTGCGTCGTGCGCAGTACGCGGCCTCGAGGAACCGGCTCAATGAATCGTTTCTTGACCCATGCATGACCGACGCCGAACGGGTTGCTCGTGCTGAACATCTCGAGCGGAATGTTCGGCAGCAGCGAGCCATCCGGCAGCGGGTAATCTTGCGGCCTGAACGACGAGCGCAAGCACGACATAATCGCCTCATAAAAGGCGCTGCTTTGCTGCTTCGTCAGCTCATTGAAGCCGATGAACGGGAATTCCTGACCGTGATAGTCCCAATACTTGTCTTCGTCCTTGGCGAAACGGAACAGTAGTTCTTCGCCAGTCGGCCAAACCCACTTGAGTTCGGATGCGGACGACAGGAACCGAGCGCCATCGTTAAACAGGCGAAACATGCGCTTGCTCTGCGTGATAATGTCAGCAAGATTCTTGTATTCGATGTCGAAAATGATGCCGCGCCAGAACGACCCATATCCGCGCCCGACCAGACGCCGAAACCGCGCAAGTTGCGCCGCAGTCTTCCCTGGGCCTCGAGTTCCCTCGTACAGGATCTCATTGCAGGGGCACGATAGCGCGAGTGATTGCGAGCCGGCCAGCGGCTTCCATACTGCGTTGTATGCCATCAGTGCCCCAGCGACTTACTCTGCTGCGCGGCGGCTACCTGCTCCCAGCTATCAACGCTGTCCGCAGTCGGCACCGGCATGATGTTGTTCGTGACCTCGCCATTCGTCAGCGCAGCTTCCTTCTGCTTGCGCTGAACCTCGAGACGTTTGATCTGCGTCTCGATCGCGTGCATTTCTTCGGCCCGCTTGTCTGCGCGCTGCTTCAGTTCGATGTCGGTCTGTTGCTGCATGAGACTCGAGCGACGCGCCTCGAGTGATTCGACTCGAGCGGTAAGCTTGTCGATCATGCCGACGTAATCCCGCACCTTAAATTTGCTTTCGCTCTTGGCGGTAACGTTCTCGGCGCCATCCCGCTCAATCTGTTCCTCGAGTTCTGGCGTGTCAGCCTTCTCATGCTCGCGCTGCAATGCACGCATCAAGCGAATTCGGGTAAGGCGCAATTCTTCGTCGACGCTGCCTAGCTCAAGCGACGCCGCAATGACGTTCTCGTCGTCGGTCAGGAATTTGCTATAGACAGAGCCAGGCTTAGCGGCTCGGCTATTGCCAATTGGCCTAGATGGATTCTTAGGGCCAGTACTGGCGCCGCCGTGCAGCTTGCAGCGCGTCTTACCATCCATCGGGGCGCGCTTGCATGGCGAGCCAGCCGATGTGAGCGCCCCACATGCTTTCGCCATGTGCGGCCTCGTTCATGGGGTTCTGTTTTCGCCAAATGAGCAGTTTCGACTTTTACCAGAGCGGCGCATCGCCACTTTTCGCTCAATCAGCGCGTTGAATGTATGGGTTGACCACGCCTAGCGCCGCAGAAACTGACCGAGGTCAGGGAGGAACGGCTTACGCTCTATCGTGGCCTGCCGGGGTTATTCGTGATGCGTCGCGCCACTCCACGGCCAGGCGCGTGACTGCAAGCAGTCTTTGTTCGGGTGCGCGCTCACCGGCCTCGCCTGCGCGGAGAGTTCGCAGGGTTGACAGCAATCAGCCGGGAGCAGCGCGGGGGAATCATTTGCGTATGAGCGCGGCCCCGTATATGCCGGGACTCGGCAACAGTGCCAACTGCTGAGCAGCGCTCATGCGCGAAAGAGCCCGTTGATAAGCCGCGCGTGAGCGCCGGGCACGGCAAAGGTTGAGAGCCGCCACAGCTTAAGACGTAGTCACCGGTTGACCTTCGCGAAGGTATGGGCGGGCACACGCTACTGGTTTTTCATCTGGCGCGAACTCTCACGACTGGCGGCTATCTGTCCTGGAGGATATTCGACGGGCTCCAGCGTCCGTCTAAATAATCGCCATGCGTGAAAGTCGTCCGTTGTGCCGCAGGGGTGGACGAAGCCCGTATGCTTTCGGCGTAATACGTAGAGACCCGCTCGCGGCTCGGCATATCCGCCAAAGTCGGAGTTCTGGTTCGCCTTGAGCGGTCCCTTTGCTTGCGCGCAGATGCGGGGAGCATCGTGCGGCGCTATTCCCACACAGGGAATTCAGTGAGTCATGCTCGCTTCAGTCGGCGCATCAAGACGCCGATAGCGAACCAACCCGTCGGCATCCGCGAACGCCTTGGCAAATCCCTTGGCGTTCTCGTCCACCTTGACAGCCTTTACGGTGCGCGCCGTCTCTTCGTCAATCAGCGCAGCATTCGGCAACTTGTCCATTTGGGCCTCTTGGTTGTTCAGTGCACTACCCGGCTGCGCATCAGCACCTCGACGCCAGCCTTAATGACATCGACCTGGCTCTCGCCTTGCAGCGATAGCAGACGCTTGTTCGCAGCGTCGGCCGCATCTTCGGGCAGCTCCAGCAATTCGTTCTCGCACAGCGCGAGCATCAACACAGCGATCGTGTCGCACAGTTTGTCGATGTCGTCGTGCGGATCAGTGGCGCCAGCGCTCATACGCTATCCAGTGACGTGAAAAGCTGCAGCGTGTTGAACGCCTCGGCGTTTTCCGCCTGCTCGGTGTTGTCGGGGTTGACCGGAATCGCATGCGGGCGCATGTCGGCAGTCGTCAATTCGATGCCGCCGTGCTCAGCCATTACGCGGCGAGCGATGACGATTGCTTGCGTCAGCGTCATGTCGGCTCCGATCAGAAGGCTGCCAATTTGCTCGTGCTGAGCGCGCCACCGTTGTGGGTGACCGCCATACGCATCACGACCGTGGCGAGATTGAGCAATTCGGCGCGCGCCCTCTCATCCATCGGGATCTGCTCGACGGCACTCTTGAACTCGTCCATATGCGTGCAGAGCAAGTAGTGACGGCCACGCATATCGGCGCGCATGCGGATCGTCTCTTCGTGTCTACGCTGCCATTCCGGCTTTTCTCGCGTCAGCGTCATGCGTCGTCGCTCTCCGCGTAATCCAGTAGTTGACTGATCGCACCGTCGAGCGCATCGGTCGCGTCGCTCAGCATGTCCGCGCCAGTGGCTGAGAACCAAAGCAGACCTAGCAGCGGCCAGCAGAGCATGTGAGCGGCTAACTTCATGCGGCCTCCGTTAAACGTCTATCGATTCCGTGCCGGTATCCGTGCAATGTGCGCCAACGAACACAAAGCGCGCAACAGTATCCACGAATACAACTTGTAACGAAAACTTC